ATGTTATACGTAATTTTAATTGCTGCTATTGTGATATTTTGGTTAATTGCGGTTGATCGACCGATACTCAAAGTATCTTTTGATAACGGGCACATTAGTAAAATAAAAGGGCACTTACCGCCATCATTTAAGCATAACCTAAAAGATATCGGTGAGCATAATCCGTTTACTGGCAAGATGAAAGTGTACAACCAGCGGACAGGGATGAGATTGGTGTTTTGTAAAAATGTACCTAAAAAAGTCCAGCAAAAAATTAGAAACGTTTTCCCTCATCAAGGATTTAAAGCAAGCAAAGGAAAGAAGCGCGCTTAATCTACATATCAATTACTGTACAGTGTTAAATGGGACGCAATGTTGCGTCCCATTTTCGTATTCATAGATAAGATAATTAAGATAGAAGACTCAATTGGATAATATAAATGGAATGAAAATGCGCTACGTTGTGACTTTAATGATTTTATTTTTTGTTAGCACGTCGTCAATAGCTTTAGCTGACGATGCGGAAACGAACCCTTTGGCGAAAAAAATCAAAACGAAACTCCAAAGAAAAGTGAGTAATAAATTCGACGATTATCAAGGCTACTGCGATGTCATGATAGAAATGGAGCACAAGAGTAAGAAAGCAGCCATAAAGCGAGTAACTAGCAATGGCGACAAAAAAGTATGTCGATATGTAAAATCTAACTTAAAGGTAGGAAAACGCTATCGCTATAATTTCCCAGAAAAGTATATTCGATTACACATATCTTCTAATTAATCGTTCTCAATTTAAGAGCATAAAGCTCGCTTGATAAAATAGAAACGGAGTTGATGATTGATTCTAATCGTTATGATGAAAAGGCAGCAAAAGCCAAATACGGCGTAACTAATCTGGCAGCGCCAATGCTAATCTTCTGACCCTTACGCCAAGTGCGCATTATGTCACCTTATGTTGAATAATCATCAACTTACGTTATATACCAATTCGTTTAATAAACGAGGCGTATATGACAAACTTTCGAAAAATGAACAAGAATTACATTTTTCGTGAATTCGAATGCGGATTAAGCATAGAAGAGACGGCAAAACTTTGTTTTAAAAGTGTGACAACTGTCAAGAAATGGGACAAGGGGCAGAGCATACCGCCAGAGTGTAAACGATTGATGAGAATGACCAGTGGGAGGGAACTAGCCACCTCCGAGGACTGGGAGCTTTTCAAAATGCATAAAAACACATTAGAACTACCAACGGGGCAATTTGTTACAGCGCAACAAATACTAACGGGAATAGCACTACTTGAACTAGGGGCAGAACCTGATTTGATGATCGCAAAAGAGATCATGAAATACGTCAGAGCACTAATGAAAATAAAAAAAGGGCACTAAGCCCCTTTATTCAATTTCAGAGAGCGCGCTAAAAGCTGAAACGTACCTGTTAACTTTACTACGCAAATCATAAAGTTCACGCTGTAGACGCTCTCTTCTTTCCTTTTCATCTTTATACATCTGTTCATACCTTATAGCAGTATAACCACCTTCGATAAGAGCTTTTGATTTTGTTGATTGACGTGTCAATGAAGACAAGGTGGATAGCATTTCCTCATGCTTTTCTGTATCTCGAATTGTAATAGCCATCATTTTCCCTTTCTGCAGAATTTGCCTGGACAAGTAATGATAGCATTTTTAATCGATCGAGCCAGGTAAAAAATGGGTTAATGATAGCAAAAATAGTTTTGTTCCAGGAATACCGGTTCGCAATATGATAGCAAAACTCGCTAACGCTCAAACACTGGCGCGTTACACTTGCAGATACACGGAGAGAGTTGATAGTTCCGTGGAATTTACCCCCGTAATACAGAACGGGGGTTTGCCCTCCGCTGCGCTTCTCCTCCTCAGTTTTCGTCGTCGTCGCTTATTGTCGGGCAACCACCAAAGAAAAATCAATCTCGACACTCGATTGATTTAGAGAACTATGAGAAAGATGAGATAGAGCCGAAACTTGGGAGTGCCCTGAACGTTTTAAATGGTCTAGCAGGAAGGAGGGTGTCAGAACCCAATTAGATTAGGCTACTGACCGCGCCGATTAAGTGGGGAGGCTATCTTTAGTTAAGTGGGCGGCTTGGTGCCCCGTCGTCGCTCCGCAACTCCTTATCCCTGCGGGGCAACTTAAACAAAGCAGAAATACCAAAACGAATCAAATCCCAAACCAGTAACGCCGTAAATATACCTGCGCCGTAAACGTACCCGCAAAAATAAACCAGAAAAATAATTCTGTTAAATCTAAAAAGTCTTTAGGTGTTATGACAATACTTTCCATTTTAAAAACCTCACATTATAAAAGAATTTTCACTCATCGCATCAGAACGCAACGCCCCAATGCTAGCCATATCAGTATCATTAGATTCTGAGTTATCACCCCGACCATCACTAGGTTCGCAAGTTATCAAAGTTTTTAACTCACCTTGTTTAAGTACCATTAAGCATTCGTCTAACAGTTCAAAATCAACATCAACCGCCTTTAAATAACGCTTATTTAATGAATACAGCCCATCATCGGTATAAGCATTAATAACGACGTCAAACACCGTCGTTTTCAAATCAATCCCGTTTTTCTCGCGAATAATGGTTTTCTTATGAAAACCCGACAGATAAGCAGTTTGAAGACCATCAAAATAAAGTACATCCGTTACAGGAACAAAAGGAGAGCCGCCTTGCTGACTACTCGAATTAACAGTCCCACCGCTAGGTAAAACAGAATCCCCTTGAACAGACGTCGAAGCCCGTCCAGCCGGAACAGATTCCAAATTTTGGCTGTTAGTTTTCGTCTCAAGTTCATCTGTTGAAACCTGACTTTCATCTTCAGTAAGTAAATCCATAGCGCCATAAATAAAATACACCGGACAAGCAATCATTAAGAACAAGGCTAGAAAGAATTTCGGAGAGCGAAACAGCGTATTCAAGCCACCTGATTTAGTAGCCGCACCCGTACCCGTAGACTTATAAAGTAGGTGCGCTTCCAAGGGGATTTTTTGAGGGAATAGGTTTGCGTCTTTCTTTTGCGGAATAACTGGTTTAGTCACATTGGTAGGGTGTTTGTATATCCACGGTTTACGCTTAGCAAAGAAAAAACCATCCCTATTTTTGTGAAAGAAAGCTTGCTCAGCACACGCCTTGATTGAGCTATCTATCTGCTGCCAGTCGGGAGAGAGCAACTCAATATCCCAGTTGTATTTTCGATGACGCATAAAGCCCTCGTTATAAGCTAACGGGTAGATTATGCGACCATTTTCGTCGTACTCAGCCACGCCTAAATCGTCTATCTCACACGATTGCAACGTACTCAAATCGACAGGAACGTGGCGAGAATCGAAAAACTCCTTATAGCCTTTAGGTAGGTTTGGAAGAAATTCTTCTAAAGGGCGGTATTTAATTTTTCGACCATCGAAGCCGATGTTTTTAGAAAAGATATCCTGACACTCATCAATAACAATGAGAGCGTTAAGAGGGCACCAACAGAAGAAATGCTGCCAGAGTTCAATACCAATTTCAGAGCGCGAGAAAATACGAATCAACTTAGCAGATGAAGGGAATTTAATATTCAAGCGCTTTTCAATTTCTTCTAAGGGCTGCATACCCTCAAAGTTGGTCACAACCACACGACCAGCCTTGAGAGCAGGGAGAATAACAAACCATGCCGTGTAAGCGGACTTATAAGAGCCATTGCCACCCGTTCTAATACTAATTGCCATTGTTGTTACCTCGACATTCTCATTACAAGTGCAGTAGTGGCGCAATTGGCATAAATAGCCATCCCATCAGGCACTTTAAATAATATCCCCCAGTAACGAAGCTCAGAGGGGAGCAAGTTAAACAAATCAGAGAATAGGGAGCTAAAACCAATCTCATCCAATAATGTTGTCGCCACCAAATAAGAGATACGCAAAAACTCAATCATCACCATGAATTTCATTTTTATCCACCATGCTTGGAGCCACACAAAAGCCGCATCAAAATAGCTACCTGCATTACTGAAATAGTTAAGAATGGTCTCACCCATATTGGTGATGTATTGAAAAAACTCATACATTAGAAAGCCCCTCCGATTGATCTTATCCCTAACAAGCCAAATACAAACAAAACCACCGCCCCGATGATTCCTGCGTTATCCTGTAACGCTGCCATAACTGCATTCTGTTGACGGACTACATTTCCGCGAACCGTGAGTTCGATGTTATGAGCGTTGTAATCACCGCCGTTAACATCAGACGTAAAATTGAAGTAGGCGCGGTACTGGTTTAGCAAATCCTTATACTCATTTTTAAGGACAGTAATTTCAGCGTTTAAGTTGTGTAATTGGGTAGCTGAATAAAGGGGAACAACAGCACCACCACTGCCACCATCAACCATAGGTTTACCTAACCCCTCAATAGCATCGACCACATCACCAAAGCCCTTTTGGTTGGTTGATTCCAAGTCGCCAAGGTCATTGGATAGCTGACCAAAGCCGTTGTTTAAAAGATTGTTTGCAGACGTAAGCAAGCCGTTGGTTTGATTACCAATGCCAGACAACATATCTGACTGTCCTTTAATGGCGTTAGCCACATGGTTTGCATTATCGACAACCGTATCGGTATTTAAATCAACAGAAGCCTTGAGAGCATCCAGAGCTGATTTTGTTTCAGCTTGGTTTTTGTTCATGTCGTTATTGATACCAGTTAACTGAGAGTTAACATCCTTATTCATCGCCTTAATAGCCGCTAGAGTGTCACTAGTATTATCAACATCCGGCTCAGGTTTATCAGGGTCAGTAGAGCCACCACCGCCACCGCCAGATGGTTTATCAGGGTCGCCTAAATCGCCACCCGTTGGAGGGTCGATATCAGTATCACCCGAACACTCCGGCCAATTTGGGGAAAAGATGGTACAAGACTCAGGTGGAGGAACGTCACACCAATTATTTTCTGGCGTACAACACATTCCGTATTCTGGATTCCAATCAGGATGATTTTCATCACATTTGTTTTCATCGTCCAAGCATGCAGGAAATGAAGGGGAACCCGGCTCACACCCCTCGGGTGGAGGTGGAGCAATATCGCAAGACATTCGAAAGTCAGGCGGGTCAACTTGGTCATTACAAATAATTGTTGGAGAGCCACCATCAGCAAGACAGTTAGACTCATATTGGTTCATCTGACTTATCGTGTCAGGACGACTACAGAAAGGGGGAGGCGGTGGCTCCTCACATAAACCAGTCTCAGGATTTAACTGAGTACCATCAGGACAACTATCAATAGCAGCGTAGTTAACCCACTGCTTACGCGAAGAAATACCGTAGTGATAACTCACCCAAGAGCCAGAAGTGGAAGTACTTCTAATAATGTAACGACCAGATGGGTCTTTTTTACCCACAGGGCAGTCAAAAAGATACGAGTCATCCATAACCTGACCAATAGACACAGGACAACCCGAAAGACGAGTGACGTAAGCAACGTTCTTAACCTGAACCAATTTAGCAGAAGCACTAAACGAAACACTCATAAGAACAACCAGTAACGCAATGCTTTGTTTAATACTCATTTGTATACCTTATAAAAATAACGCCCCACTAGGAGGCGTTAACACCAGACTTAAAACCCCCGACAAACCCACCAAACATCGAGAGAGCGAAAAGCAAGGTGAGAATAGCGGTTAGTGTTTCTTGCATAGTAATTACGAGCGCATCGCACCAATCATCATACGAAGACCGAAGCCGATAGCCGCGAGGCCAATCAGACCAACAACAACTAGCGTATAGTTTGCTTGACCTTCAGTAACCGCCGTGCCGATAGCCGCTGAATGGTCAGCCGCGAAAGTAGAGCCAGACGCTACCGCAGTAGCCAAAAGAACAGATAATTTTTTCATGATATTAACTCCAATAGTTTTAAAATTAGGCTTTACCAAGCCCCTTAACGATTCGCCCGAGCACATGACCGGACACAAAAGACAGCAGCAAATAGCCTGTTATTTCTGCATAAAATGCTGCATCAATATCAAATTGAAGGTTTGAACGGCTGGAAATCAGGTTGTAATCATCATTACTCACAATCACAAACGTACAGTTAGCTAATGGCTCATAAGGAAACGCCTTTATCGAACCATCAGTTAAGATTTCCGCGCAAACCGTCAAAGTCATAATTACTTAAAGCTCGCTTGAAAATGCTTTTTGATTTCTTCATCAACAGGCACAATTTCCACCGCTTGGATATCTAACGGGTCGTCAATGTTAGAGCCGAAACGAATTTCATACTCACGATTGGGAACGAAGGCTTTTGAATCAATAAGCTTTTCTGCGTATTGCAAATTAATTCGAATAGGTTGTTTGTTGTAAGGAATATCAGTGTTCAAACCGATTCCGCGTTGCTTGAATTTTTCAACATCCACTTGCTCGACAGTGCGAAGAACGGATAATTCCGCAAATTCCATTCCCGATTTCGGGAACTTTTTAATAACCACGGCAGTAATTACTGGCATAATCTTGACTCTCTAAAGTTAATGATTTGAGATGAGCGTAAGCATCAGGAACGCCAAGCTCGTTAAAATTAATACGTCGATATTTTTCAGGGATAAGCATTCCGAACGCTTCCCCCAAGTCACCTTCAGTCATGGCGATAACTTCAGATAACGCTTTACCGCACTGGCGACGAGCCCAAGCGATACGTGAAAAGAATTCCAAACCTTGCGCTTTCTTGTTTTGAGAAAATTTGACAGGTTCAGCAGGTTCAATGCTGGCAGCAAAATCACACAGGCCAGCAAAAGCCGAAGCAGGAGAGGCGAGCATATCCACATCGCACTTTTTAAGCTCAACTTCATTTCGATACCAAATCACCTCAGGGTCAGTGATTTTTTGCTCTAATTTCTTGTTGTAAACACGCCAATAAACCAATGAAGAACGAGAACCAACAATAGTGGCTTCTTCCAACAATTCACCGCTTTGAGTAATCCGCTTGTGCGGCACCATAGAAGGGCCACGACCACGATTGGAAGTGCGAAAAGCACCATTGTAGAAACACATTTCAGCGTAACAACAATCAAAAATACCCGTGTAATCGTCCACCGCTAAATCAAGACGGGCGAGGCGAGTAACACCGAGCACCGTCGATAACCAGTAGTGCAATTTTTTGTTTGTGGTGTAATCAAAAAGCTTGGTACAACCAGAGCCGTTAATCTGGACAAAAACCGTATCATTGTTACCACCAATACCGACCAGACCGCATTCAACTGTCCCTGTTGAATCTAGAATCACCATCGAATCTTGATAACCATGCAAACCACGACCACGCATAGGCGACAAACGAAAGCCAAAAATTTTAAACATGAATTCATCAAAGCGATGCGAAAGGACTTTACGAACTTTATCTTTGTGTCGCTGCATAGCACCCTCAATCGCCTCAGGAGTACCAGCGGCAGGTTGACGAAACTCAGGAAGCTGCAAATTGACAAAATCTTGGTCGCTAGACTTATCGAGGTGACGCAAATCACCGTAATTGAACGTAAATGCTAAGTGGTCAATTTTAACAGGGCGTACTTCATCTTTAGATTGCATGAAAGACCCCCTTTAAGAGCAGTTCGTTATAGTTTTCGTCAGTGATTTCAATCAGTTGGTATTCGTCATTACCGTAATGAATATTCAGAAACAGATTGAAATCTGACTGATTTTTAAAGAAGTGGTGACCCCAAGGAAAATAGGCATTGATTCCGATTTGGGGTTCATTGTCAAAATAAATGGAATCCATGATTAAGCCTCGCTCAACTCAAAAAGTGTCGAATCAGAAAGGCCATGTAAAACATGATTCTTGTCATCGGCGACAATCTGCTTAGCCTCAGCATTACAGAATGAACAGCCACAGAATTGACCACCACAACTGCATAGTTCATCTTCGTTATGACGAGCATCAGAATAAATGGACACTTTCAAACAATCTTGACAGAGCACGAACATTGAACGAGACAT